CCTCTGTGGAATAAAAACGGCTGTCGAGGAATGTCAGCTGTTTGTTGTTGATTTGATACATATGCTTAACGTTTAGAATGCAAATATAAATTAAATTTTGAATAAACAAAATAAATTTTTACTTTTGTCAAAAATAAATATTTATGGAACAAAAAAAGAAACGTGGCGCAAAGCCAAAGCCTGAAGGCGAAAAGAAAAAAGTAATACAATTCTATTTAAAAGAAAAGTATCATGTCAAATTTATTAAGGAGATATCTCCAATCGTTAAAAAATACTCATTATGAAATTTATTACCATTTGCACATTAGAAGCAGCTAAAGTAGATTACGATACAGTACATATTAATATTGATCATATTGTCACCATTACTGATCATTGGACTGCAAGAGAGGATTCCGATATTTTAGATAATCATGCTAAAATACTTTTATCAAATGGAGCTGAAATAATTTGTGATGAAAGTGTAGATATGATTGAAAGAGATTATAAAGAACTTTTTAAACAAATTTAATATGAACATTTACGAATACCTTGAGCAAGGGGAAATTATCGACAAAGCATCCTACATTGCAGCGCAGGAGCTTATCGGTGTAGGGCATCATGTTATCCCACTTGACAAAGGAGAAAAACGCCCCACCTCCAATATCAAAAAGATAAATGATATTATAAAGCATCCCATAAATCTGCAAAATGTAGAGTACTATTTTGGCAGGGATTGCGATATAGGTATCATGCTGCAGCGTGGCATGGAGGTTATCGATATAGATGAAAAGAACTGCAAAGGCATAACTAAAAAGATTCTCAACACAATCGAACAGGGGTGGCCTGAACTTTACGAAAAATTGGTAATATGTACAACCCCCACAGGCGGAGCGCATATAGAATACTTTGCAGAAAAGGTAGGCGGCGACCCTGTGCTTGCACGTGTAGAAGCCTCACCACACCCGGTTACAGTTATAGAGCGGATTGATGAAACTAATAAGCAATACATTAAGACCGCCCCATCCGCTGGGTATTTTTATATACAAGGCAATCCATGCGAACTGCCAAAACTTGACATGGAAGAACGTGGCTGGCTTATGTCGGTAATGAAATCCTACGATCAAACCCCTGTATATGAAGTAAAGAAAAAGGATATCTCACGTGAAGATAGCCCGTGGAAAGTATTTAATTCTCAAAAGAATTGGCGCTATATTTTAGAAGAGTTGACTGAAAGGAATTGGAAGGTAGTAATGGAACTTAATGATAGAGTAGTTATAAAGCGGCCTGATTCCACCTCCCGCCACTCAGGAAGCATCTTTAAAGATAGCAATGTTCTTTACCTATTCTCTACAGGTAGCGAACTTGAATCGGGTAAAGGATACACATCATTCGGTATTTACGCTCACTTTTATCATGATGGCAATATCCATAATGCATCAAAGCAATTAGCTTCCGAGGGTATAGGTGTTAATATAACTGATGAAGGTCAGTTCTGGAAAAAAGAACACAAGCGGATAAAAATAAAGTACACTGAACTTGCGGCATGGCTTGAGTCAATCGGTTACTATTTTTATGATAATCAATTGGTGCAAGTTATCCACAATAAAGTCCGCATTGCAGAAATACCCGATCTTATTAAAGCATTCCTAAATGAAGTGGAGCCTGATATTTTAGATGATATGATTGAAAAGGTGCCTGTAATATTTAAGGAAAGTGGCGGTTTAATGCAGGGATTATTGACAAACCTAACCCGCGAATTTGTAAGAGATACCAAAAATGAAACGTGGTTTTTCTTTACCAATTGCGCCGTAAAGGTTACTAATGAATCATGTGAGCCCATACTTTATAATGAAATAAACGGATTAGTATGGGAAGAAAATATAATAAAAAGGCGCTACGAACCTACGGAATATAAAGGATGCGATGCTGATAGGTTTATAAATATTTTAGGCGGTAATGATGTCGAGCAACTTAATCAAATAATAGGCTATAACCTAAGCCGCTACAAAGATCCGCTTATCTCAAAGTCTACGGTAATAATGGAAGACGTATCCGCTGAATCAGAGGGGGAAAGTCAGGGGCGCTCCGGTAAGGGTGTACTGGTTAAATTCATAAAGGAATTTAGAAAGACCAGCTACATAAACGGAAAGACTATGAACTTTAGCGATACTTTTTTATGGCAGTCAGTTCAAATGGATACTAACCTAATATTTATTGATGATGTGGAAAAGTCTTTTCGCTTCACAAAGCTATTCAGTCAAATAACTGAAGGCATTGAAATAAACGCAAAGAATAAGGCAAAGATTATTATACCCTATGAAACCTCACCAAAGATTATTATAACCTCAAATTACGCTGTTGGTGAGATGGATGAAAGTACATACGATAGGAAGTTTGAATTTCCTGTTGTTAAGCATTTTACATCCAATTACAAGCCTATAGATGAATTTAAAAGGGCATTCTTTATTGACTGGGATGTGGCAGAATGGTCGAGGTTTGACAACTTTATGATATCATGCGCTCAAAAGTATTTGATGCTGGCAGACCGTGGAAAAATTACGGTGCGGACTTCAAATTCAATAGATAGAAATCTTATTAATGATACCGATAAAGCCTTTGTCGAATGGATGGATGACCAATTGCAGAATAACTTTTTTAAGTTTGCACCTGATGTACTTAAAAACGATCGGGTAATTATTGGCGGTAAATTAGTAACAAACGCAATAAACGTAAAGCAGTACAAAGAATTTGCACATAATCCTGATTATTACATTGTAGAATCAAAACAAAGGGTTCTTGAGTTTATCCATAAGGAGTGCAATAATAACAAAATAAGTCAAACGATGCTTACAAAATGGATTAAAAAATGGGCGCAGGTTAGGGATGTGGAAGTTGATTTGAGTTACAAAAAAAGCAATGATTCAGGACGTTTTTATAGGTTTATTTCGTGGCCTGATCAAAAGCAAACCCTCCAAGATGATACCCAAAATTACACGGAAGATTATTTTTAAAATGTCGGAAGTAGGAAAAATAGGCCAAAATTTGAATACCGGTAAAATTGTCATTTCCGATATTCCTATTTTTAAAACTATGCTAAAAAAAAATAGTTGGAATATCAAAGGCATTGATAATCAATGGTGTTATATCTTAATTCCTATTTTCCTACTTTATTTTACTTATAAAAATAAATAAATAAAAATATATATAATAATAGGGGTGTATGTATATATATAATAAGTAGGCAAAAAAATGATGGAAAATGGGAAATAAGTCAAAAAATAAGTAAAAGTACTTAGTTTATGGAAAAACAATGCAGAACGTGCGTTTTTTGGATTATGGCGGCGGAAAGGACTAAAAGCCTTATCGATGGGGTGCATTACAGAACTAATCTTGGCTACTGCATGAATCCTGTTGTAAGGGATCAAATATTTCACGTTAGGAAAGGTGAAGAACAAATACTATTTTTAAACCATAAAAACATTGAGTTCGATGAATCCTTCGGGTGCATACATCAAAAATCAAATATTAACGGATCTGTTCAAGAGCCGTGAACTTTGCGAAATGCTGGGCAAGTTCGATGCCGGGGCAGGTAATGAAGATTTGAAGTCTGAACTTTTTTTTGTACTTTGCAATCAGTCCGAAAGTAAAATCATTGAACTGAATGCTAATAAGCAGATGATGTTCTTTGCCACAGGTATCATTCAAAAGATGGTATTTCAGAAAGGCAAATTTTATAGAACCTATAGAAAAACCAATATAGAACTAAATAATAATATCGAAATAGAATCAGAGGAGTATAATAGGGATAAAGATATTATGTTAAATAGAGTGCAGGAAAGTTACGAGAATGACTTGCATTGGGTGGAGCGGTCAATGGTATCTTTGTATTTGGATAAGGGGTCAATGACAAAGATTAGTGAAGATGTGAAGATGCCTTTTAAGCAGGTGCAAAAAATAATGAAATCAGCACGTACAAAAGTGGATAATGCAATAAACGGAAAGATGATTGGCAATTACGTTGTGGCGAATATGGATATTATTTTCGACATAAGCGAAACGGTATGTCCAGATAATATCAATGAGATTTTAGAAGCAGCATGGGAATATATAAGCTACCGTATAAAAGGAACTAAGATACCCTCAAGTGAAAACTATATCAAAGAAATCAAACCAATTAAACTAAAACGGATTATATGATTTTAATCATTCCGATAACGGCTGCTTTATTTGCTTTTCACTTTATCGATGTGCTTCGCATTCCAGAGCGTTGGCGTGTGCTATATCGCAAACCTTTTAACTGCAATCTTTGTTTATCCTTTTGGGTGGCGTTGCTTTTATGGCTTGTGCCTCCTATCTTTGTCAAAGTATTATTCACCGGCTTTGCAGCTTCAATCTTATCAGTATGGGGAATAAAGAAATCATAATCCATCCAACGGCTATTATCTACGATAATGTGATTATTGAGGATGGTGTGTTTATCGGGCCATATTGCGTCATAGGTGCTGAACCTGAATGGAAAGGAAAGGAAGGCGAAGGCAAGGGAGTTATAATAAGAGCAGGAACAAGGCTCACAGGATTTGTTACAATAGATAGCGGAGCGGAAGGCGTTACATATATCGGCGAAAATTGCTATATCATGAAGCATACGTACATTGCGCACGATGTTACCTTAAAAGATAACGTGACCATATCGGCTGGCGTGAGTATTGGAGGGTTATGTTTGATAGGAGAAAATACAAATATCGGAATGAATGCAGCTATTCATCAAAAGGTAAAAGTACCGGAGGGCTGCATGATCGGGATGGGTGCGGTTATTACCAAAAGAACGGAAATGGAAAGGTTTTGTAAATATGCGGGCGTACCTGCTAAATTCATAGGTTACAATGACAGGCATAATATTTCTAAATTATAAGCGCAAAGACTATTCAATAAACGTATTGCACTCTATTAAGCAAATAGGATGCGAATATGAATTATTGGAGGTTGAAATGTTTGGCATTGCAGCGGCTATCAATTACGGCTTTAAATATTTCTTTGAAGAGAAAGGATATAATAACGTGGCTATTTGTGCAAACGATATTATGATGCCTGTGGGTTGGCTGGATGCTATGGTTACGGCGGCGGATGCGATACCTGAAACGGGTACGAGCGCTATTTATTGCGTAGAGCATTTGCCTGCAGTTCAAAACATAAACGGCGTTAATGTACATCCTGCGTGGGGCGTTTTCGGGTGTAGCTTAGTAACTAAAAAAGCATTCGATACAATAGGATATTTCAACACTGATCAAGACCCATACGGAATGCAGGATAGTGATTATTCTTATCGCTTACATAAAGCAGGCTTTTTGAATTATTACATTCATGGCATGAACTCTACCCATGTAGGGGCTGACGTTGGCAATGGCTCTGAATATCGTAAAATGAAAGATGAAGGTTTAAATAAGGCAGGGGCGATTTACAATAAATGGTGCAGGATTTATGATGAAGGGAAACTTTACCTACCTTATGAACAAGAGAATTACATAATCGAAATGAATCAGTATTATGAGCAATAAACAAACATTCATAAAGTATGAAAACGAATGGATGACGGTAAGGGCAGGATTTATCCGTGAGTTGTCGAATGAATGTAAAAGCGAGGTTGAGCGTATTTATAAAGAGGAGATTGATATTAACTGGTTACCAAACAAATGGTGTAAAGCCTGTTACTTTGATGCCATTCGGAGATTAATAATTAAATTTGGACTATAATGCCATTACCGAATAAGAACGAAACGAAAGATGATTATCTGCAAAGGTGCATGGGAAGTAGTGAAATGCAATCTTACAACCCTGAGCAACGATATGCCGTTTGTAATTCGTATTGGAAAGAGGAGAAGTTAAAAAAGATATTTTATAAAGAACCTAAAACAGTATTTGATAATGGAAAGGGAACTAAATGAAAAGCAAAATCTTTTCTGTAAATATTACGTGAGTAAAGAGTTTTTTGGTAGCGGCGTGGAAAGCTATGCCGCTGCTTATGGTTTGGATTTGACAAACCAAAAAGATTATAATAGCGCAAAGGTATTAGCGAGTAAGTTATTAACAAATGTGAACATTCTTTCACGTATCAATGATGAGCTGGATGCCGCTGGGTTGAATGATAATTTCGTGGATAAGCAATTGCTTTTTGCCATTACTCAAAATGCGGATTTAAGTTCAAAGGTTAGGGCGATTCAGGAATATAACAAGTTGAAGCAAAGGATTATTGAGAAACTTGAAACCAAAAACAATAACAAAATAACCGTTGAATATGTTAGTGCGACTCCCGGAACTTCACACGAATCAGAAGAAAATAAGGCAGGAGTCTAAGCGATTTAACGTTTTGGATTGTGGCCGTAGGTGGGGCAAGTCGAAGCTGAGCGTTAATCTTCTGGTTGAGGGCGCATTAGATGGCTATCCAGTGGGTTATTTTGCCCCGACGTACAAACTACTCGAGGGAACGTTTAAAGAGTGTTATAATGCCTTAGAACAGGTTATAAAGCGAAAGCATGATCAGCAGTTTATTGAATTAGTTACGGGTGGGATTATTGAGTTTTGGAGTTTGGATAACCCGAACGCTGGTAGGTCGAGAAAGTATAAGGTGGCGATTGTGGATGAAGCGGCGTTTGTTAAAGACCTCTGGGAAGCGTGGACGCAAAGCATTAGACCTACCTTAACGGACTTAAAGGGCGGGGCGTGGTTTATGAGTACGCCGAAAGGGAAAAACGATTTTTACAAGCTCTGGATGCGTGGGCAAACGGGAGAAGATGGGTGGGCTTCATGGCAGATGCCGACAAGCACAAACCCTTTTATTGATATTTCAGAGATTTATTCAGCGGAAAAGGATTTACCTGCTTTGGCATTTAAGCAGGAATATTTAGCAGAGTTTAACGATAACGTGGCGAATCCCTTCGGCTTCCAATTCATCAAACAATGCACGATGCCCATGAGTACGGAACCTGCGGTTTGTTACGGCGTGGATTTGGCGAAGTCGTTTGACTGGACTGTGATTATTGGATTAGATAGATTCGGGCAAGTCAGCTATTTAGAGCGCTTTCAAAAGGATTGGAATATAACGAAGCAGATAGTAACGCAATTACCAAAGGCACCGATTAAAGTGGATAGTACGGGCGTTGGCGACCCGATTGTGGAAGATCTGCAAAGGCAGCGGCCAAATGTATTTGGGTTTAAATATTCAGCAAGCTCAAAGCAGCAGTTAATGGAGGGTTTGCAATCAGCAATCCATCAAAGGAAGGTGGGCTTCCCTGAGGGTGTTATAACAAAGGAATTAGAAAGCTTTGAGTACGAATACACACGGACGGGGGTAAGGTTTAATGCGCCAACCGGGATGCATGACGATTGCGTGAATGCCTTAGCCTTAGCGTGGGCGCAATTTATGGAAAGGAAGCACGATGTAAAATACGTTTTTATATGACATGGAATGACTTAACGGTGGGGCAATATCAAAGGCTCTACGGAATATTAAAGCAAACGGACAAAACAAATTTGGATATCCTTACTGAGATTATATCAGTATGTGAAGGTTATGCCATTGATGAAATAGACAGCTGGCCGTTCAGTAAGTTAGTTGAAAAGGAAAAGGAATACAAGTTTTTGGAGTCATTGGACTTTGATAAGACGGCAAAGAAGTATATCAATATCGGGAAGATACGATATAAGTTTGTACATAAAATTCAGGACATACCCGCTGCAAGGTATATCGAGGCAAAGCACTTTTTAAAAGAGGACTTTATCGACAACCTTCACAGCTTAATGGCTTCATGTGTTATGCCTATGCGCAAAACGTGGCGTGGGTGGGTTGAGGAGAAGTACGATGCGAAGCTGCACAGCCATTATGCGAACGATTTAAAGCAGGCGAAGTTTGTTGAGGTTTATAATTGCACGCTTTTTTTTTGTCGATTATACGCGGAATTGATAAAAGGTTTGGAGCCTTATTTGACAAAGGAGCTGGCGAAGATAACGACGGCGGACAAGATAGCGGAAGTTCAAACAGCTTTGCGGTTAATTACGGATGGATTTACAGTACCGAGCAGGTAGCTGAATTGGAGCGGATAAGTTTGGATGCCGCATACGATATGAATATTTTACAATATTTGAGTGATTTGGTTTACATAAAGGAAAAGCAAAAGAATGAGCGGCGAATGATGGAAGAGGTCAAAAGAAAATATAAGTAGTTTTTTGTAGCATAGCAAGCATATCCCCCCGCTCAGTCTTGGGCAGGGGTTTTGTTTTTTAGGTATTTATTAAAAGATATGCCAACAATAGCACAAGCACAAGCGAAATTAGGGGCCGGCGATTATGAGAGCTGGGGTATAGTTAAGTCGGCGTTTGTGCCGAAGAACAGCATACCTTTGGCTTTGCAGCTGGTAGCTGAATATGTTGAAGCATTTGAGAGGAGGGTTGATAATGAGCTTAAAAGGGCAAATAAGATAAACACTGGAAGTCTTGCAAGTTCGATAAGGTTTGAAACAAGTGAAACGGCGAACGGGGTAATAATAAACGTTTTTGTAAATGATTATTACAAGTTTATTGATAAGGGGGTGCAAGGTACGGGGCCGGGAAGTAAGAATACAACCTCCCCTTATAAATACAAAGACAAAGCCCCTCCAGTAGTTGAGATATTGAAATGGTTAAGGCGAAATGTAAATGCAGGCAGAAATGAAGATCAGCAAAGAAAGTTATCTAAGCTGCAAAAGAAACGTAGGTCTATTAAAGCTGCAACGGAAAGGATACAGCCCCGCACTTTGGCTTTTCTTATTTCGAGAAAGATAAAGCGTGTTGGTTTGCCTTACACGGGGTTTTGGGAAAGGAGTATTAATGAAACCTTCAAAGACTTTGATGTTAAGATGTCGCAGGCTTTGGGTATTGATGTAAGGGTTAATTTGGAGAATATGGTAAAAGAGATTAAAAAGAAAAAATAATGGCAATCACTATTAAGAGCGCTCCTCAGGCGTCTGGTTATGTATCGGCAAATGAAGATGTTTGGCACGTGGCAGATAGCACGAATAAAGCGGTCGTAGGGTTTAAGTATCTTTTTGATATTTATAAGGGCGCTGAATTACTTACAAGGGTAACGAACAGCCCGTATGGCGATGATGGGTACGGCGTTATAAATGTCGGCAATATTGTGAGGTCGGCGGTGGCAGTGGATACGCTGGCGGATATAGATATGAGCAGTCTTTACAATTCATCTTTTCCTGTGCTATCTGCCGGGGCCGACTTTTGGTGGGGTGAGTACGATGTAAGGTATGGTGAGGTGTGTGGAACGACAACTACAACAAACGATGCTTCAGGAACGTATCGGGTTTATAATACATATAACAGGCACCCTCTTCACAGGGCAGGGGCGGCGCTAAGTAGCGGCACGGTGTATTTGACAAACAGACCGAATGAAAGTTATTTTTATGATGGTGAGCCTGTGATATTAAGTTTTAACGGCAAACGATTAGCGGCGGGCAATGAGTTCGACATATGTATTGCGGGCGGCGAAAATACGGTTACGGCTGTGGATGGCTTTCACTATTTCAGTATAAATGGATTAGGTGGGGATGCGGATGTAGAGATTGAAACGAGTGGCACCGTGCTGGCTACAAAGAAACTAAAAAAACGGTGTTCAAAATATACACCATACACATTGATATTCCTGAACACCTACGGGGCGTGGGATAGTTTTACTTTTGTTAATGGCAATGTATTGACTGACAATCAAAAAAAGAAATTTGAGCAAAGCGAATGGAAGTTGAGCGGCTTTAATATGGTCAATAAAACGGGGAAGGTGCTATATGAAGGGATGCGAACGTATGGCAGCGAGTTTAATACGAAGATGAAGCTGACAACGGACCTTTTAAATAGTGATGAATATATATGGCTATTCGAGTTAATCGTTTCTCCTTTGGTGTATTTATGGGATAAAACGGCAAACCTTTTCCATCCTGTGCAGATTACCGATAGCAATTATGAGATAAAGAACAGCTTGCAGAATAAGACAGAAACATTGGATATTAATATCGAGGTGTATAAACAAAATACTCAGTACCGATGATTTACGAACTATTTTTAGAGGGGCAATTAGTTGATATCCGTCAGGATTTAGGGATGCAGCTTAGTTACAATATTGACGATGTTAATAAGTACGGCAGCAGGGATACATCATTCAGCAAAACGATTGTTTTACCCGGTACGGCAAAGAACAATAAGATATTGGGATTTGTGGGGGAGTTAGGGAGCAATAATCCATATTTGCTTGGCAATGAGAATATAGGCGTTAATTTTAACGTGGCGCAAACCACTAAGGCGGAGTTAAGGGCGAACGGTCTTTTGCTCTTAAAGGGCGTTTTTAGGCTCACAGGGATTGTAAAGGAGCGGGATATGATAGAATATGAGGGCAATCTATTTGGTGAGCTTGGCGGGTTTATTGCAGCCATTGGAGCGGATAAGTTAGAGGATTTAAATTTCAGCGAATACAATCACACGTACACACGGGATAACATTGTGAATAGTTGGAATACGATAAACGGGTCGGGTTATTATTATCCATTGATTGACTATGGCACCTACTCAACCCCTGAGAAAAACCCTGGCAGGGTAAAGATAGATTATGATTACAGAACATTCCGCCCGGCGTTATTTGTGAAAGAGTATATTGATAAGATTTTTTTGCCTACAGGCTATACTTATGAAAGCAGTTTTTTTGATAGCGTATTTTTTAAGAGGTTGATAATGCCTAGTAATGTAAAGGAGTTGCAAAAATTGGAAAGCGAAATTCTATACGCTTATTTACCTACTCCATTTAATATCGGTGTGTTCCCAAATTTAGTTCAATACTTTGCAAGTGTATATACAAATACGGTTGAGAATGCAATATCTGATAACGGCTTAGTTTATACATACACAGGTGCATCTGCATTAGTTACTTTAACTTTAACAATTAATGC